CCTAATGCAGTAGATTTTAGTGGTGCAGCAGCAGAATCTATAAACTCTGTATTTGTAGCTAAATGGGGTACAGAAATTGTTATATTTGCAGGCGGTGCTACTAAACTATTTAAGTTTAATAACACGACAGAAGCATTAGAAGATAAATCTAAATCTGGTGGTTATAGCAGTACATTTTCTTGGAAGTTTGTACAGTTTGGTAAAACAGTTATTGCAGCTAATGGTAACGCTATTCTTCAGTATTGGACTATTGGTACATCTACAGCATGGGCAGATGTAGCAACATCTCCAATAGCTAGACAAGTAGCTGTAGTAAGAGATTTTGTAGTAACAGGTTATGTCAATACAGGAACATTAGGTAACTCAACAGTACAATGGTCAGACATCAATGATGAAACTGATTGGACAGCAGGTGCTACATCACAAGCAGACAATCAAGTAATTCCAGATGGTGGTAATATACAAGCAGTAACAGGTGGTGAGTTTGGTCTTATACTGTTAGAAAAGTCTATTAGCAGAATGAGCTATGTAGGATCACCATTATTCTTTCAGTTTGATAACATCTCCAGAGGATTAGGTTGTTTAAACGGCAACTCTGTATGTCAATATAATAATGTTACTTTCTTTTTAAGTGATGATGGTTTCTATAGTTGTGATGGTACAAATGTAACACCTATTGGTAATGAAAAAATAGACAGATGGTTCTTTACTGATATAGATTTAACACTTATAGATAACATGAGTGCATCTATAAACCCTACTTCCAACATTGCTGTTTGGAATTATGCAAACACATCTGGTGGTAGAACTATATTAGTATATAACTGGACACTAGGTAAGTGGAGTCATGTTGATACAACCTCTACTGTGCTAGGCAATATAGCGACTGTAGGCACGACTTTAGAAGGTTTAGGTACACTAGGGTACACCGACATAGATACTATGCCTGCATCACTAGATGCTAGATTATGGGCAGGTGGTAAATTCCTATTTGCAGGAGCTACAGGTACTAAACTATCTACCTTTACAGGAAGTGCGTATAACTCTAAATTAGTAACTACTGATATAGAGGTTGGTTATAACTCTTTTGTAAACTTATTAAGGCCACAAGTAGATAATGGTAGTGCTAATATATCTATAGCTAGTCGTAAAGAATTAGATGATGCAATCGTATTTACGACACCAGTAGCTACTACAGATGAAGGTAGAGCTAGTGTTAGAAGTTCTGGTAGGTATCACAGAGTAAGTGTAGAACCTACAGGTAGTTGGACTAATTGTATGGCAGTAGATGTATACACCATACCTAGAGGTAATAGATAATGCCTAGAATGTATAGAACATTACCTTATCAGGGTGGTGAACCTAGAGCAGTATCAGAGGTAGTAAACAATGCTATGAATGGCAAGACTAACAATAGTGGCACAGTAAAATTAACTGCTAGTTCCACAACCACTACTTTAAATGATGAAAGACTAGGATTTGATAGTGTCATAATACTATCCCCTTTAACTGCAAATGCAGCAGCACAATCACCTTACATCTCAACCCATGCTAAAGGTAGTGCAGTTATAACACATACAAGTGTAGGACATGCAGATTTAAATTTTGATTATATTATAGTAGGTTAAGTGATATTATTACAGTATGAAACTATATGTAGTACCAACTAATTTTGTATATCAGTATTGGGATTTAGCAGAACCATTATTACAAAAAGCATTAGATAAAGGTAATGGTGAGTTTACTGCTGATCAACTTAAACTACAAGTTATACAAGGACAACAACAACTACTATTACTTATGAACAAAGAGAAATGTCTTTGTGCATTTACTGTCCAATGGATAAACTTTCCTAATGACAGAGTAGCCTATATTACCTATATGGGTGGTAGAAATACAAAAGCAGGATTTAAAGATTTTAAGATTTGGGTAAAAGCAAATGGTGGAACTTGTATTCAAGGATCTACTAAATACGAAAGTATAGTTAGGTTATTTAACAAACTATATGGTTATGAAAAAAAATACACACTAATGGAGCTAAAACTATGAACGATTATTTTCCAGAGCTAGATGGAAACCAATCTATTGACAATGGTAAGATGGGTAGAATACTTGCAAAAGGTGGTAGTCCGCAACAGCAAACACAAACGCAAGAAATTGACCCTATGCTACGACCTTATATTACTAAAGGTTTAAATGAAGCATCTAGGCTTTATGATGAAGGTGCTCCAGATTATTTTCCGGGTGATACTTATGTTCCAGCAGGAGCAACAACCACTACTGCATTAGATGCAGCTAGAGCTAGGGCAACAGCAGGTAATCCATTACTACCAGCAGCTCAAGCACAACAGCTATCTACTGTTAGTGGTGACAGGTTATCAGCAGGTAATCCATATTTTGCAGATATGTTAGCAACATCATCTAAACCTGTAATATCACAATTTAATGAAGCTATAAGAGGGGTGGGAAGTAGAGCATCTCAAGCAGGTAGATATGGTTCTGATGCAATGTTTGATATGGAAGATAAGGCTAGAGATAATTTAGCAAATGCACTTACAGGTAAAGGTGCAGAATTAGCTTACCAAAACTTTGCTAATGAAAGACAAGCTCAAGACAGAGCTATAGCAGGTGCTCCTAGTTTAGCAGCAGCAGATTATTCTGACATAGGACAACTAGCAAAAGTAGGTGCTACAGAAGAAGATTTTGCAAGACAAAAATTACAATCTGATATAGGTAGATTTGAGTATGGAGCTAACGCACCACAAAGACAATTATCTAGTTTCTTATCAGCAGCATATGGAGCTCCAACACCTATGACTACTACAACAACTTCTAGTGGAGGTGGCAAATAATGTTTCAAGCACTTGCAATACCTTTAGCAACAACTATAGCTGGTTATGGCATAGATAAAATGATGGGTGGTAGTGGTATGACAGGAGCAGGTATAGGTCTTACAGGTGGAACATTAGGTGCAGATGGAGGTAAAGGAGCAGCAGCAGGAGCAGGTGGTGCAGCAAGTACAATACCAGCTCATCTTATAGCTAAAACAGCTCCAACAGTAGCAGCAAATGCAGTTACTACAGGTTCTGCGGCTTTAGGTTCTAAAATGGCTGCTGACTTAGCTTCAGGAATGGGTTCTAACGGAACTCAATTAATTGAAGCTATACCAAATGATTTACACGAGCAGCAGTTGATTCTATTGGTTCTGACTCTAGCATGGTATTTAATCCAGAAGTAGGTAATTTTATGAATAAAGAATTATTTGCACAAACTCAAAAAGATGGAATGGGTTTGTTAGATACAATATCTGGGAAAATTGGCGATGGTTACGATTATTTAAAAGAAGGTTTTTCGGATATGACATTAAAAGAACAAGCTGAATTAGGTTTGATGGGATTGAACTCTGCATTACCTAACGACCAACCACTAAACACACAAGTAACTCCGTTAGCAGTAAGTAATACACCATACCAACCTAATTTATTAGATATAAACATAGCGGGTGGTAATGATATGAATCAAAATCAATTAACTGAAGAACAATTACGAGCATTAGGCTTATTACAACGAGGATAAAAAATGGCAGACTTTAATATTTTTGGTGCAAAACCTAGCTCAAATCTAGAAGAATTATACGGAATGGGTTTGCTAGGAAAACAAGCAGAAGGTTCTACTTTTGAAGATTTTACTAGAAAAGCTAACAGACAATCAAATGTGCAAGGATTGCTTACAGGTGTATTAAGTTATTTAGCTCAACCAAAAAATCAAAACTTTGGTAGTGCTTTGCCTTATTTAGCTAGAGCAGGATTACAAGGTGTACAAGCAGCAGGTAGCTCTATAGAAGGATATGAACAAGATGCTATGAAAAGGTTAAAATTACAACAACAACAAAAAGTTTTAGCTCAACAGGCAGCAACTGAAGAATTAAAAGAACGATATAGAAATGACCCTAGAGTAATAGCTGACCCAATTTTACAAGCTACTTTAGAAGTTGACCCTGCAAAAGCATTGGAAATTATAATGAAACCAGAACCTGTTTCAGAATTGAAATCGTTTTCACGAGAAGATGATTTGTTTAGTATCAACCCAGATGGTACTAAAGAATTAATAAGAAAAGGAATTGCAAAAGTTGATAGTACAGGACTTTATCCAGCCCAAGCTGTAGAAATGGCAGATGGTCAATTTGCATTTTTACCAACACCAAAAGGATTACAACGAGGTCTTAAAGCAGTAGGTCTGGATGGAAAACCATATACTGGAGATTTAATTCCAATGGGTAAGCCAATGACTGAATCACAATCACAAGCATTTGAATTTGGGAAAAGAATGGACGCATCTAATGCTAATTTTGAAGGCTTATATGATGAAGATTTAAATCCTAGTTTTAGTCCTTTATTCCTTGCTTCTAAAAGAAATTTTGAAAAAATGTGGGTAGTTGGTGATGCAATAGGTGGGGCAATGAATTTGAGGGCAAGTGCCCAAGACCAAATGGCATCTCAATCTATGAGAGACTTTATTAACGCTGCTTTGAGAGATGAATCTGGTGCTGCTATTGCAGAAAGTGAATTTACAAATGCACAAGCACAATATTTCCCAGAAGTTGGTGATAGTAAAGCAGTTATTAGACAAAAGGCACAAAATAGAAAAATAGCAATTCAAGTTAAAAAAGCATCATCTGGACAAGATGCAGATGGAAAGTCTTTAGTAGAAGAATATGTCAGAGCAATTAAAGCAGGTGAAGATATAACAGGTGCTTATGGTGGTACACATTTTGGAAAAAATAAAGACAAAGAAACAAAACCAAAACCAATACCAAAAAGGGCAACAATTAATGGAAGAATTATTGTTGAGGATTTATCAAAAGGGCAATGGGTTTATGAAGATACAGGCAAACCTTTTGCAAACTAGGAGATATTAATGGCATTAAAATTACCACAAGGTGCAGTTTTATTAGATGAATTAGAATTGCCAGAAGGTGCTGTTTTATTAGATGAAGAAACACAAAAGCCACAAAGGTCTGTTTCTAATCAATTAGCTCGACAGGTAGGTTTAACAGGAAGGTATGCTTTAGAGGGTGGTGGCTCAATATTAGACTTACTAGCAACACCAATTAGAGGTGGTATTAATATGGCTTCTGAAGCTGTTGGATCTGACTACAAAATACCTGAAATTTCTATTGGTAAAAAAATATCAGACATAGTAGGGTTACCTAACCCAGAAACACCATTGGAAAGAGTAGTGGG